TGGTCGCGCAACTGCGTCATGTCTTCGTCGACCGACTTGACCTGACCGTCGGTGAAGCCCTCCCCGCCAAGCGGCGCGTTCATCTTGCCGTCGATCATGCGCTTCGTCGCGCGCTCCCGCAAAAGCGCCAGGCTCTTCGCGACGAAGGTCTTGTCGACGTGGTCCTTGACCTCGTTGATCTTCTGCTCGACCACGCCAAGGCCCTGCCCGACGGCAGCAAGGCCGCGCGCCGTCCGGCCGCCGCGCGCCGTCCCGCCGCCGAACGCCACTTCTGACGCTTGCGGCGTTGCCGGGCCGGCAATCCCCGCGCGCTGACCGACCAGTTGAAGCCGTGGCATTCGTCACCCCTACAGAAAAGAGCCGCCAGGGTCTTCGACCCGCGCGGGATTTCGCGAGCCGCCCCCAAGCTTCGGGTTCGTCCTTCTGGCCAGCGCGCTCTTGGCGAACGGCGCTCCGGCCTTGGCCGCTCCCCCGATCAGGATGCCGGCCGCTGTCATGTAGCTGCCGGACTCCGCGTTATCAGCGCCCGCACGGAAGACGGCCGCTTGCTCGCGCCGTCCCTGAGCCGCAACAGAGCCGCCATGCTCGATCATGAGCGCGTCAACTTCGCCTTCGGCATACTGATCGACCAGGAAATCCTCTATCGACCCCTCGACCGTCACGCCGGCCGCGCCCGCCTTTGCCCGGTTTCTCGCCAGGATGCGCTGCACTTCCCGCCGGCGGCGCTCGCTCTCCACCTTGGAGCGCGCGATCTCATAGGCGGCGTTCCGCTCCTGCACGGCGGCGTTGTACCGCTGCGCCTTGGCCTGTGCCTGCCCCTGCTGAATAGCCGACATGGCCGATACTGCGGCGCTTCCGATGGCGGCTGCGGCAATGGCGATTTCGATGCCGGTCATTCCGCCGCCGCCTTTCTTTGATGTGGATCAATATACATTGACCTATGCCGATCCATGACAGCCGCGCCCGTGTCGCCTTCCGGAACGATGAACTCATAGAGCGCGTAGGCCTCGCCGTCCGGGCCGTACTGCGGCCGGGTGGCCCGGTATTCGTAGCCCAGCATGTCTATCCACCGGTGTCCGTTCACGAAGTCCTCGCGGACGTGCGCCTCGATATGGACCGGCCCCTTCTGCGCCCTGAGCCAGTTCCGGACGCGACGGTGCAGCGCGACGAACGCAACGCTCCCGGTCCTCCCGATCAGCGCCCATGCGGCGTAACGGGTATTGGCCGGGCCGCGAGCCTGCTGAATGACGCCGATCATGGCGATGCAGTCTTCGCCCCGGAATGCCGACCAGGCGACGCCGCTGTATTTCAGCGCGGCCGCCTCGCTCCGGGCCATCTCAAGATCCAGCTTCTGCCCCGGCTGAATGATCACCCGGTCGACATGCCACGGCTCATAGTTGACGATGCGGATAGCGTCAGCCTTCATGGGTCTCCATCCTTGGCGCGATCGCCTGAATGATCGAGGCGAGCGGCAATGCCTGAACGAACGTGATCAGGCCCTCTTCGTTCTTGTCCCAATCCGGTTCGATCTTGGCCCATCCGGACTGAAGGGACCACGCCGCATCCCAGGCGGTCGTTGCCGGATCGTACCATTCCAGGTCCGGTATCGGGTCGACACTATCTTCGTCCTGACCAATCCTCCCGCCAAGGCTGTTCACATACCGGATCGCGACTTCGTTGATGGACTTCAGGCGGCCTTGCGACGTGCCCTGCGCAGCGCCGCCCTCGAATGCCATCGGCGTGAAGATCGCGTCGCTGTGGAAGCCGACATGAACGGTCTCGCCCTCCCGGTCCAGCGTGATGGAGCCGCCGGACACGGTTTTCTGTGCGTGCGTACCGCCATCGACCAGAACATCGACCGTCTCGCCTTCGGCGTGTTCGAGCCCCGTGATGGTGTCGGTCGCCGCGCCGGTATAGGTCAGACCGCAATCTACGAAGAACTGATCTTCCTTCGCGCTGTCCGTCGTCCATTCGGTCTCAATGACCTCGATATAGCGCGTCTCCGCGCCGTCGATGTAGCGCTGCACGACAAGCCACGGCTCGTTCCGCCGGCCGTCCTGCGACGGGATGGCCGCAACGTCCTCGACCTTGGCCGGAGCGCCGACGGCGTCCGAAGCGCCACCCAGGACGTGACGGTGCCACGCCAAGACCTCTTGATCCGGCTCGTAGGAAAACCCGGCGAGCGTGCCGCTGCCCAGCGCCAGCCATGCGATAGGCCGCGGGCTTGCCTGGAATGCGATGCGCTTGATTTCGTCCTCGCTGATCTGGTCGGCCAGCAAGGTCATTTCCGGCGCACGGAAGCCGTCATCCTCGAAAACATAGTTCAACTGCCGCAGCCGCCGCGTGTCCTTGTCGACATACAGCACGGAGCGCCCGGCCTCGATCGGCTCGATATCGGCCGAACCGTAGGACAGCGATTTCTTCGCGCGCGGCGGGTTTTCGGCGCTGATCGCGTCATCGTTGCCGGCACGGAGCAACCACTCGCCGCCAGACGTGAGGGCAAACAGGCCCTTGTCGTCCTCGACGATGGCGCGAATCACGTTGGCCTTCCGGCTGTTCAGCGTGAACGCCACGGCATGATCGGCCAGGACGGTCGACGATGCGGTCTGGTCGTCGGGCTGGAAATTCGAATAGTCGCCCGGCACCGACCCGTCGATGCGGCTCGGATAGCTGGTCGCGCCCGCAAGCATCAGCCGGTCTTCATAGAAGCCGACGGTGCGCGGATGGCCGGTCGTGTCGCTGTACAGGCCCAAGCGCCATTCTGCCGACGCCGTTCCTGCCGACGGGCTGGGGCCGACGATGGCCGCCGTCACGGATGTTGTACTGGCCCTTGCCGTGATCTTCAGCCACGTCCAGACCGACGACGAATTCACCCGCCACCGGATCAGGCGGCCGACATCTGTCGCCAGGAAGCCGTCGCCGCCATTGACGGCGCTCGCGTTGCTTAGCGTCACGGTGACGGAGCCGGACGTTCCGCTCAGCGCCAGGGTTTCCGCCGTGACGTTCGCCGGGATGTAGGGGCCGTCGGAAAACTCGACATCGGCGAGCGTGAACGTGCTGGCCGTGGTCCGCGACAGCGTTGCCAGCGGATAGGACGGATGGGCGATATAAAGCACATCATTCGTCTGGACAAATTTCAGCGTAGCAAGATCGGCCTCGAGATAGTTGGTCGCGATCTCATAGACCCGCTTCACCGTGCCGGCCGATCCGTATGCGGTGAAGCCCGTGCTGTCGATGCCCGAAAGCTGGAAGGTGTTTGTCGTGGCCCCGGCGACCGTGAAGCGACGGCCGTTCACTTCGGTCATGCCGACCACGTCTTCGATGATCACCGTGTCGCCGTTCGAATAACCGTGCGACGCCGCCGTCACAACGGCAGGGCTGGCTTGCGTGATGCCCGTGATCGTCACGTCGGCCTCGACCAGCGGCGCTTTGTTGAAGAAGAAGCGCATGTACTGATCACCGATTTCGATCATGTAGGCTTGCTCGGTGTTGTATTCGAAGTCCTTGATGCGCGTCAGTTTCGACGGATAGCGGACCGGTGCGATGAACCGCGTCCCGGAGCGGCGGATCAGCGGCCCCTGCGGCGTGACGACGAAGTTCTGACACTTCCGCAGCGCGACCTGGTATTTCGACAGGTCGGCGCGGGGCCAGAGCAGTTTGCCCCATTCGCCACCGGCGAAGCTGTTCTGGATGGGCGCGAATTTGGTCATAGCCGGGACAGTAGCCAGGTGTCGGAGTCGATGTCTTCCGGCGGGTTTTCCGACCCGTCGACATGCAGGGCAATTTCCAACTCCATTTCGAGCCGCCGGAACAACCGGTCCTGTTTGGTGCCGCTTTCCGTCATGGTCTCGACGATCGCCAGCGCCAGCGCCAGGCCGAACGCCTCGACGAAGCTGTCATCGAATTCAGCCGTATTGGTCACGTCCATCGTGTAGACGATCTTCAGCGGCCCCGCGGCGTTGGCGTGAATGTCCCGGCCGCGCAACTTCCACTGATCGACGTCCAGTTCGACAACCTCACGCAGGGCGAGGAAGTCGGTCGGCACCGGGAACTTGTTCGTGAAGCCGAAGATTGGCGACGTCGCGTCGGCCGCCAGCGACGCAATCCCTTCGGCAAAGTTCCATTCGCCGTTCCGCAGCAGCTTGCGGCGGACCCGGTCATATGCGTCGGCCAGTTCGCGCGCCGACTTCACGTTGTCCGGCGGGTCGATGTTCGCGACGCGCTTGATGCCAAGGTGCTGCAGGGCGGCGTTGCCGATGTCGGTCTTCGTTACGCTCATTGTTCCGGCTCCCCAAACAGTTCCCGTGTGCGGCCTGAGAACGACTTGACCCGCCCATCACCTTTGAACCGTTCCAAAAGAGACAGGACGGAATCGCCTTCGGCCTTGCCATAACCGTCCCGCGACATCCCGGACGGCAGGTAGAACGCCCCGTTGCCGTCAACCGGACACCCGGCCAAGAGCGCCCGGTCGTATTCCAGCCCATTCAGCGCGATGTTGACCGCGAGCGGGAGCGAGTTCGGCATGTCGAGCGCGGGCCAGTATGTCGGCGGTTTCCACCGCAGGCGTGACGGCCAGAGGCGGCGTTGCCTGCCGGTGTGCAGCGCGATGCGGTCGATCGGCTCAGGCTCACTGTTCTCATATCTCAGGCCCCGGATCAGCGGCCAGAATTCGAAAAAGTCGGCGTGCCATGTGACCCAATGCTTGAACGGCACGAACGGCAAAAGAAAGCCAGCACAGTTGATCGCCATGTAGTCGGCTTCGAACAGCGCGGCCTTCTGAAGATCGTCATGCACGGTGCGGCCGGTCCCGACGATGACGACGGCGCGGGTCATTACGCCGGCAACCAGACGCCTTCGTGAATGTGGTCGATGACCTTTTCCAGCGCCTCGATCGCCTGCTGCTTGTCGACGCAGACCGCCATGTCGACCGTGACCGCGACCGCCTTGCCGGCCGTGATGGCGGACCCGACGTCTTCCGTCACGTCCTTGTGCTGGTCGCCCAGGGCGGTTTCGTAGATGCGCGTTGCCATGTCCGTTCCTTTCAAGAAAAAGGGCGGCGGCTACAGGCCCGCCGCCCTAGTGTGAGGACGTCTGGGAGAGGACGGTCCTATTCCACAACGATGATCGCGTAGCCCTTGATGGTTTCGCCATCGCCAACCGCGGCGGCTTCGATCTTGGCTTGCACCGTGATCGAGTCCCGCGAGTTCGGAGCCCAGATGCCGCCGACGATCAGCGCGCCGTCATAGACGCTGTTGCCGGCCGACGACACGTCTTCCGCCGCGATCAGGCCGTCTTCGTCGGCAATGACCGCATCGCCGTCCGGCTCCGTGTAGGCGACCGGCCCAATGTCCATGGTCCGGCCGGCGCCCATCGCGGACCACTCCGCGCGGCAGAGCGGGCCGATCAAAGAACATCGCGTCGGCAGTTTGAACAGGCGGGCGAGACTGTTCGCGTCGCCAGCGCCGGACTGCGTGAAGTTGTAAGCGAGAATGCGGAGCTTGCCGTACCACTGATCGGCGCGTAGCACGGACGGATCGCCGCCATAGATGGCATCCCATTCCGTCGAATTTTGTGTCGTGACTGCCATTTCGTTTCCTTTCGTCTGTCGTCCGCCGGGGCGAGAGGCGGCCGGGGAGGGCCAGCCGCCTCAGGCCGCTATTAGGCTTCGGAGCAGGGGATGTCGTAGACCTTGACTTCCTGAACGCGCGTCGCGCCGAAGGTGCCCGTGAGGGAGACCTGCGTCGGAACGCCCGCCTTGTCGCGGCGCGGACCGATGTCCGGCGTGATGTCGTTCCACATGCCCATGTGCATCCCGGTTTTCACGTAGCCGGGGCAACGCCGATAGCCGCTGCTGTCGGTGTCGAGCCGCTCCGTCGGGATGAAGTTGCAGCCCAGGAAGCGCCGCAGGTTGCCGTTCTCGTCGATGACCGGCTTCATGTTGGCGAACTCGACCGACTTGACCTCGTATTCGCCCATCAGCTCCTCGTCCTGGATGGCCGAGACGCCGATGTAAATCGGATCGAAGTCCAGGTCGACTTCGGCGGCCTTCAGGAGCCGCTTCAGCCGCTTGATCTTCGCCGTGTTCATGCCGGTCGCGGCGGACGCGCCGGTTCCAACGGGGATGATGTTGCCGGACGGGAATGACGTGGTGCCGGTGCCCTTCTGGCCCGTCTTCGAATCGGCGAAGAACGCCGCGACGATCACGTCGTCTTTCCACCGCTCGAGCGAGGCCGCGCCGTTGATGGCGTACGGGCTCTCGAAATCGGTGATCTGGCGCAGCTTGTCCTCGCTGTCGATCAGGTCCGCCCAGATGAAGTCTTCGGGATGGACCCAGCGGGCCGAGTGCGGGGTTGAAATGAGGGGCATGTCCTGATGGCGCGAGGTCTTCCGCTGCGCGGTGACTTCGCCGA